CAAGTTCGCTGAGGTCAATGAGTACTTCTTCAATCAGAAGCAGAAGACAGAGAAGTATTTCAAGGAACTTGCCGACAAGGAGGTAGAGGTAGCCATCGAGGCAGTTGACGAGAAGGAGTTGTTCAAGGCAGCGAAAGATTGCGGCTTGAAGTTCGCTGATATGGAAACCCTTGATGTTGTGATAGGATAAACACTGATAAGTAGATATAGAAATAGCGTTAGAATTTGGCAAGAAAGCCGTTCTAACGCTATTTTTGCGACTTATTACTTTCAGATTGTTACTTTTTATGAAGTTTAACACAAAAATTAACCTAAAGCCGACTTCTTACTTTTAAAAATGCGTATCTTTGCGGTATCAATCTTTTAAATCAACTAAAATATAATAGCTTATGACTAAAGAAGAAGAAGATGAAGTCCATCGGTTAATTCAATCAGTCGGTGTTGTACAGTTGTCAAGAGTAATGTTTAAGGACATGGACGTTAGCGAAATGATAAACGTCATTATCCTTGCAGGTAGAGGCTACAGCATAAAGCTACTCACTTGGTTTAAGTATTATTGTGAAGTGATGCCTCTGTTTATCATGCTTTTTCATATTGCATGCATGGTAACATTTGCGTCTCATGAAAAAGAAATGTGCGTATGGTTTAAGGAGAATTGGGTATCGGCAGCATTTATCTATTTTTCCGTTTACATCCATCCGCTTGTACTTATAATTGCGAGCAGATTCTTTTGGCTCTGCTACAGATGGCGTATTCCGATGATCATCTACCTATTTGGGATAAATGCTATTCATATCGTATACTGGAATGTTTTTACCACCAACGAAATGGTGGAAGCTAATGCTGTAATACTTGTAATGACCATTATATTTTATGTATATGGTTTTGCCGATAAGTATTTCTCAGGCAAGGGCTGTCAAAGTTTAATTTCTAGATTATAATGATATGGGAAAGTTATTTGGTTATCACACCTTGGGAGTGTTATTAAAATCGTTATCGGATTCTTGTTTTCGAGCAGACGAGCAAGAGAAGAGAGGGGAGAAGGTAACTGCTTGCGGAATGAGTAGCGATGAGATAGAAGACCTTTGTGAGAACTATCTGCCGTATGCTCTCAACCCTATGTTGAGCACCGAGGAGGTCAAGGAGAAGCTTCACGTTTCTGATGCAACATTGAATAGAATGGTTGCTAGAGGTGACATTCCGAACGGAGAATGCAAAAAGCGAGGGCACACCCGATATTTTAAGAAGTGGGATATACTGCACTACATTAAAAAGAAAAGAAAATAATAGTTGAACATGTAAGTATTCCTTACAAGTTGAGTAAGAGAGGTAAGTGATTGCCTCTCTTTTTTTGTTATTTATGATACTACCTACTATCACCTTAAATCTCTGATAATCAACCACTAAAAGAAAGTGTGATAGAGTTATATTTGCTCTCCCCTATTCTTTGTACCTTTGCATCCGTAATCGATTACATAGTGTTAGTTAATATTAAGGATAACTTAAAAAGATTGTATCATGGAAATGACAGATGCAAAGGTCGTAGAGAAGAAAATCTACGAAGAGGGAAAGAAGCACGATGATTATGCTTCTAAGGCAACAGGCAATGCTGGTCTTACCCTTGGTATCATCGGCACAGCACTCGGTGCTGGTGCTTGGTTGCTTGGCGGTAACAACCGCAGTGTGTTTGGTTCACTCGGTGGCAGCAATATGCCTGAGAACGTGAACATCAACGCCTATGGGGCTAACGCAAGTTCAAATCAGCCAACTGCCTTGCAGGTAATGGAGAAGGAATGCGATGATGAGGTAAAGTTGCTTACCTACATGTTCGGTATGAAGCTCGACACCGCTAACAAGTTCTACGCTATGCGAGAGACAGACATCGCTGAGAAGTTCTCTATGTATAAGGGTGCTAACGATGCTATCAACGCCGAGAACCGCCGTGCAATGCAGGCTGAGTTCGGTCTTTACAAGTCTCAGATTGATGCGGACTTCGGTCTGTACAAGAATCAGAGAGACCAGTATGACGCACTACAGGCTAAGTATAGCGACCTCGACAAGAAGGTAGCCGTGATGGAAGCCCTCACTCCTTACAAGGAGAAGCTTATGATGGCTTACGTCAAGGAGAACACTTGCAACTGCTTGCGAGGGCAGTTGATGCTCCCGAACACTCCAGTACTCCAGGGATTCGGTAGTTACAGCGGCTGCAACTGCACTGCTCCATCTACTCCCACTACAGGAGCGTAACAGAGCAGTAAGGAAGTCGGTTAGACGGACTAAGAAAAAATGAGTTGGTGAGGGGTGTTTGCCCTCGTTGGTGGATGCCCTCTCACCTCTCTATAATATATCACCAACTTTAAAGATATTGATTGTTATGATGAATTTTGGTAACAGCCCATTATTGGATATTGGCACAAATCAGCAGCAACCGCAGATGATGGATGCCGAGCTACAGAAGATGTACGAAGCAATACAGCAGAAACGAGCATCTATCAACATGCAAGCGCAGCAGTCTTCCACCCCTTTATGGGATGAGATTGATAAGATTGAAGACAATCTTACAGGCGCACAACGTCAGTACTTGATGCAGAATCAGGAATACGTCAATAGCTTGCAATATGTGTCTAAGCTAGTGCAAGACGAGGAATTGCGCATTATACGCCCTCGTATCGAAAGCACTCAGCAAGGACAGGAGGCATTAAAGAAACATTTGTCTTTGATGCAACGACTGAGAAAAGAAGTAGCACAGGCGGAAGAGCAGAAAACCGCTATGCTTAACGACTATATGACAAATCATAGTGATAAAACGTGGCAAGAGTATCTCGCTATGGTTCAAGGGACAAAGAAGGGAGGAACTAAGAAATGAACGTAACAGAATTGAAAGAGAAACTGCTTACATCGCTTGATTTGTGGGCAGATGCTAGAATAGACGATATGGTTAAGGCTAACCAGATGCTCGCCATACCATCAGTGTACATGAAACGTGCGGCGCACAACATCATCGCCAAGCACAAGGATAGTTGGGGCAAGAGCATTGACAACGCTACCCTATTCATCGCCGATGAAGACGGCAACATAGATGCCAACACGATATTTGAAGATATGATGCAGATGCTAAAATCCGTGGAAGATTACAAATTCGATGTAGGTTTTATACACGGACATATCGACAAAGGAGTTGTGTCTATTGACCTGCCAGATGGAATTGCTACTGCTATCCTCTTTGGAAGCAAGCGAAGCATCAACTTCACAGAGGAGGACTTTGTAGAATTGAAAGATTTGATAATAGGTTAAAAAATATACAAGATATGGAAACAAAAGACATTATGAGTAAGTTTGATGAGCTTTATGGAATGATGGCATCATCAGCAAACGTAAAGTATATGCACGTATTCGGTAATACGATGCGTTTCATGATGAAGGATATGGCATCCAAGCACCCAGAGTTAGCACAAGAGTATCTTGATAAGCTTTGCGCTATCAAGTGGAAGAACTATCTTACGAAGAAGGAAGCTTCTGAGATTGTAAACGGTATGAATCCACCAGTAACCTGGGATATGCAGACATGGCTCAATGCTATGGCCGGTCTCGGACTTGCAACAGAGGAGAAGCCTTATTATAACGATTACGCTTTGTACGTTGCGATGAATCAGGTTGTAAGCGACCACGGATGCACCATTGCTAAGATACTCGGCAAGGAAGATGTTAAGGACATTGATACAGAACATCTGGTTAAGTATGCCCACAGCCTTGCACTCGATTTGTTGAAAGACAAGGATGGTGTATACAACATCAGAGAGTATTTTCTGAAGTAACATCAAAAATATACGGTTATGAAAAAGGTATTCGAAGACATTATAGCTAGCAATGATATGCAGGCTATCAAGAACTGTGTTACGATCATGGCAGATTGTTGTGAAGTCGGAATGAATGACAGCGTAATGCTTGATGTGATGAAGCAGGTCCAGGGAGAGATTGGATCGTGTCATTATAACGAAGAGATGGCAGATATGCATCTTTGCCTCATCGGTCAGCTTCATACTAAAGATGTGGCCAAGGACTATTGGCATGAGGTCAAGAACGACAACATCAATCTCGAAGACTGGTGCGTTCTCTGGGGAGAGATGGTAAAGCGTAACGACGCAAAGATAAAGAAATGGTTCCCGAAGATCAACACGTACAACTACGAGCAAAAGATTTTCGATGAATGTATTTCCTTCCTGGAAAGTGGCAGACTTCCATATTACGACTTGAATGTCTAAAGTTTTTCGTTATTCTGAATGAAGTTTCGGTTTTTTTTGCTATCTTTGCAGAAAGAGACCGAAACTTTATTTTTATTAATTATTCAGGATAACGAAAATGGCAGAAAGATTAAGAGAATTATTAGTAGGGGTCGTGATAGCGGTCGTAGCCTACTTAAAGCCTATTGATGGAGAATTGAAGACATTGGCTTTGGTTTTCTTTCTCAACTTTGTGTTTGGATACCTTAGTGGTATGATAGCTAAAGGTGAGAAATTTGAACTCAAGAAGGCACTTATTTGCGTAGGTCACGCAACGATATACTTCGTTCTATGTGCAGCCGTATATACCATTGGTAGGTGGAAAGGGCAAATGGATGGAGCTATTCAATGTGTGTCAATGATTACCTACGTTGTGATTTACTTCTATGGCATGAATATCACCCAAAAGATGATGGAGATATTCAAGAAAGGTACGCCACCATGGATGGTAGCGAACTTTCTGCATTATTGCCTTGGACTGTACTTTTTGGAGAGGATACCTTTCCTATCATCATTTTTTAACTCATACAAACAACAGAAAGGAAATCAATCATGTTAATTACAATAGATAGAGCTTGGAAAAAGGATGGCTATACTATCAGCCGTCTTTACGTCAATGGTGAATTGTTCGGCTGCAATACTCTTGAAGATGCTGATAGAGGATTGCGCCAAGATATGCAGCTTGAAGAAATCAAGAAGAAAAAGGTGTACGGGCAGACTGCAATACCACGCGGCAGTTATGAATGCGTATATACCTACTCTAACAGATTCAAGAAGATGCTTCCATTATTAAAGGATGTGCCAGGGTTCGATGGTATCCGTATTCATTCCGGTAACTCTGCAAAAGACACAGAGGGGTGTATTCTTATCGGTAAAAACGATAAGAAAGGATGGGTTAGCGATTCTCGATTATGGACTAGCAAGCTCATTCAGACTATGAAGACAGCTTGGGATAAAAAGGAAAAAGTAACAATTGTAATTCAGTAGCTTATGAAACTGATTGATAAAATAACAAGGGTTGTAATTGCCATTGCAGTAGCAATGCTGATTCTATCAATGTTCTGTAGATGTAAGGCGAAAGAACGTGTGATAGAGAAACAGACATACATCACCGATAAGCGTAACGAGGCTAAGTGGGATTCTCTCTTTAACGCAAGGCTTATTAAGGAACTGGAATCATACAGAGCATCGCATAAAGAGTCTATGAAGTCAACTACGAAAGAGAAGACACATATCAAGGATAGTACAGCTTCGAAGTACGATGTGAACGGAAACAAAGTCGGCGAAGACAGATTCCACTACGAATATCACGAGATATCACAGGAAGATGTACAGATACTGAGAGATAGTATTTCTAGCCTTAAGGAATACAAGGATAGTGCTGCGATATATCATAGCAAGTGTGACTCCTTAATCTCAGTGATAAGTAAAATATCGAAAGATAAAGTATATGTCGAGAAACAGCTATCAAGGACTGACATGGCATTTTTAAATATAGGTAAGATAACTTCAGTTTGCCTTTTCATAGGCATTCTCGCATTTTTAGGTTGGATATACTGGAAATTAAAGTTACACAAACGTTCTTAGTTTTTTCTAATGTTTTTATTTGGTTATTGATTTATAAACAAAAAGGGGTGACCGCACGCGATGTGTAGCCACCCCTAAACATATAGATAATGCACAGAAATTATTCTTCAGCTCCCTGGAGGAACTTGATACCATACTTCGTCTCGTAGTGTTTCTGCTGCTCTTCTGTCAACATTTTGGTTTCGCTGTCGTAGAACACGGTAAGCAGCTCTCCGTAATCTTTGTCGTAGAAGTAGTTGTATTTATTGCAGAGATAGTTCCTTGCGCAGAGACATCTGCTCGGAATGGTCTTGAACTTGCGTCGTGTCTTCTGTTTTATTCCATTCGTTGCTCTGTACCTGTCAAGCCTCAGCGTCTTTTTTAGAGATTCAGAACGTTTAGCTATTATCTCCGGTCTTATTATTGCCTGTGCACATTTCAACCGAAGTCTTTCTTCCGTTTCCTGGGTATGAGTAACGCCAAGTGCCTTTGCTATGCTTGTTACACATGACTTTGTTATTCCAAGTTCTTTGGAAATTTCGGAAGAAGAATAATCCGGATACAGCTTACGGACAGACTCCCTGATCTTCTCTCTTTGCTCTTTTCTTGCGTCCTTGAACGAATTCCCATGCAGCCTATGTAGCCACCAGTAAACAGTCTGTACTGCGCAACCGAAGCTCTTGGCCATAGCGTAAGGAGATTCGTAAGGGTGTTCCTTTATATACGTTTTCTGTTCATCTGTTATATTCATGTATTACTTTTTATCAGAAGAGCCGTAGCCGTTATCGCCGCGCTCTGTTTTGTTTAATTTGTCCGTCTCGATAAGCATGATGTTGTCACTTTTTTCGAGGTGGAATTGCACGATTTTGTCACCAACCTTATATCTTGGCATATTTGGAAACAAGTGATAGAATACGGCAGAAATCTCTCCAGTATATGGGTCATCGACAGTGCCTTCACAGTTACTGAGACTCATACCAGTCTTCCATACGGAAGAACGAGGACGGAACGTAAAGCATCTTGAAATGTCAGCAGGCTTGTTTCGGTTTTCAATCTGTAGCGCAAATCCGAGACCGTATTTCCATACGTTAGGCGCAACCTCTTCTTCTGATACGGCATAGCAGTCATAGCAGAAATCATCATCGTGCGCCTTAGTTGGCATAATAGCGTTCTCGTTGGTCTTTTTGAATAATACAGGCACACCAACAACCTCGGTGAATCTATCAATCTCAACACCATCAACGTTCACTTTTCCGTAGAACATATCGGCAGGGCGAGTCCAAGCCTTGCACTCTCCATAGAGAGCCTGATAAACAACTTCCTTCTCCTGAGTCTCACTATTTGTAACCTCAGTGATAAATCTGTAATAACCTCCTTTAAAATGTCTGTAAATCTTTTCCATTTGATATTTAAAGTTTAAAATTCATGATCGTCGCATACTAGGTCGCAAGATGATTCGTGCTCGTTATTGCAGCACCATCCTACGCCACAAGTATCTTCGTTGTCAAACCAATGACAGTTGCCACAGCATCTTTCTTTATTCATACACTATTTCTTTCGTTTAAACATTCTACGCCACTTTCTTGGAAGTGTGCAATCGTTAGCCATATCGAAGCTTCTCAGTTCTTTAGAATTTAACTGTTCAGGGGTAAACGGATTACTCTGCAATAGCTTGTTGCAAAGTTCTTTCAAATCAATATTAAAATTAATGTCATCACTTGTACAGCTCATTCTTGCACCTCCTCCCAGTCTGTTGCGAAAATAGTCTCTGGAAGTAACCATAAAACTGGTGTAGCTCTTCCTACGCTATTATACATTAATGCCTCTGAACCGAGATAGTTCTTATCAATGTATGCGTATGTGCCGTCCGCAAAAATCTTACGTCTCACTTTCTTCCCCTCCTTCATTCTTCTCAGAGCCTCCGAGA